TCACTCCTGGCCTCTAGGATGTAACGAACGAAGTCTTCGTCGTCGCTATCCGTCCGAATGTTCATGATGTTGCGCCACAGCTGTTTACTGAGCTCAGACATCGTCAGTCACCTGCGCCGCCGGCCCCGGTCGTACTCGCCGACTGCAAGGCCTTTTCAATCATCTCCAGTTCCGCTGCCTCCGCGCCGTCTAGTCTGGCCATCAAGATCCGGTCTTTGATGATCCGCTCACGCTCCCCCGGCAGTTCGGGATCATCTGCGATCCACTCAGCCATTGTGTCGATGTATTGTGCCAAGAACATGGCAGCTGCCTCGCGCGACAGGAAGCCTCCGAGAACCGCAGTGTTCAGCGCCTGCGTGGTCTTCCACAGGGCATCGGCTACTTCGCCGTCATCTCGTGGGTCAATCTCATCCCAGAGAACCGTAGTCGCGTATGTTGCAAATGCCTGGTTCTCGCCGGCGGCCGTCATGGCCAGGGCCATGCGGGCCACCATCTGCCAGGACTCGGTGAAGTGCTCTCTCTTGCGGGCCACGCGCCTGATCAAGATCGGCATCTGTTCTTTGACCGAGCTGAGACTCGACGGCGTATGGACTCCGAATGCGAACTCTGGAGTCTCGCTGACGTCAACGATGCAGTAGAACAGGAACTTGAGCAGGATCGCAGCGTCGCCAATGGCCGAGCGCACCTCGATGAATTCAGCGTCCTCCCCATCCGTTAGGATCAGGAGTTCCTGCCCGTCGAGGTTGATCGTCTTACCTTCCGAGGCAAACTTAGCCGCATCGCTGATCCCGAAGTTGTTCAGTAAGAATTCACTGACGTCCTTAAGTTTCAGCTTCAGTCGTGGCGTGCTGTGCATCTTGCTACCGTTGATCGCATGGAGCATGACATCATGGTAAGCCTTGATGAACGGTTCAATGGGCTCCAGGTCACTCTTGCCATAGAGCGCCGTCACACTCGCCTCGTTGCGGAAGTGCACGATAGGGATGAATCCCCACGGGTTGGGCTGCTCGCCGGTCTGCATGTCAGGCGGCTTGTCCCCATCGACCGCAATCTCTCGCATGTCGCGGCGTATGCGCTGCGTGATCGTGCACCGGCGTTGCTTGCCAGCCGCGTCCATCCACGTGTGCTCCGACTTGAGCACATACTCATAAACAGATCCCGTGATCGGATCCCGGTTGATGGCCACAACCTGCTCAGGTGGGAGGATGTTGAACACCAACCGCGCCCCATTGGTCTCGGGATAGAGCACGGCATCCTCTTCATCTTCCCGCGTGAGCATCACGTAGGCGTCGCCCTCGCAGAGCGCGCCAGTGTGAACCTGCTGCATGCGCGACACGTTGGCGCCGAAGAAGTCCTCGAGAACCTCCTGGGCCGCTTCGTCCTCGCTCCTTAAACGCGGCACGCCCATGAACGCCACCGTCGTGTTGACCACCGGTTTCGCGAATGCCCCGCCGAGCTTGTAATTGTCGGCAGTGTTGCTATAGAGCTCGCGTGCAAGGGCGTAGTCCACGCGGCTCGAATCGAGCTTGTAACCCCCGCCGAGGCGACCGGTCCTGATCGACCAGCCTGTGACTGCTGTGCGCAGCTTGGATATCTCGCCGGCGATTCTGCCCCACCAGCCGGCTTTATGTGTCATTACTCATCACCTGCCATAGACTCTCAGACCGCGCAGCACCGAGAGCGCCGCGGGATCGTGCGAAACTGACGGCGCGAACGCCAGTACAACAGCGTCGCCTCGGTCCGGCGAACGGCCGAGGCGCTTCTTGATCTCTTCCTTTGACTCCAGCTGCATGCGCCCGCGACTGTCCAAACGATACTTGACGTTGGTCAGGTCGGCGAGGAGCTCGTCATCGGGCGGCAGCGCTATCGGGTTCGGGTTCGCGCGTGGGTTCGGGTTGAGCAGCTCTCGCAAGTTCCACCAGAGCTCCGTCCGAAGATTCGTGAAGCGTTCGGGCTCAACAGGAGCGCTCGCCACGTTCACGCCGACCGCCGGGCACTTCAGCTCCCGAAGCCTATCCACCACTCCGGCACCGATACCGATCTCGTCTACCTTGATGGCGGTGGCGCCAGTCTCGGCGTGCGCCGCCTTTACTAGGCCCGCGGTCTCCATCGTATCCTTCTGCGCATAGACCAGCAGCGGCTCCACACGACCGCCGCGCCTGATGGCGATCACCGACTCATCGCTGCCATACCTCGCGACGTCGCAGCCGATCTCCACGGGTTCGCCCGGCTCCGCGTCCAGCCAGCGCGCCTGTGCGGCTTCCACCCATGCGAGAGGGATCAGAGTGTCATCTGCCCCTTCGGGGAAGTTGCCCATAACGCGCGCCTGGTAGGCGGGCGAATCCGGCCCCCAGGTCACAAACTTGTCATATGCCCACGCCGGAGTGATCAACTTCGGATTGGGCAGGGGCCCGGCAATCTTGGCCTCCCAGGTGTTGTCGTGGAAGTCCTGCTCAGTAATGCCGAACGTCGTGAAGTTGGGCGTGTCGAACGCGCTGATGTGAATGGTGTGATAACCGGGCGATCTGAACGCCTTGTGGAAAGTGCCTCCGATTGACGTCGGGTTGCCCAGCAAGAGCAGACGAGAATGTTCAGACGTAAGCACTCCCTGAATGGCCTCGAAGATATCTTCAGGAACGCCGGCCGCCTCGTCCACCACCACAAGGATGTGCTTCTCGTGGTAGCCCTGAAACCGGTCTGGCTGGTTGGTGGATAGCCCGGCCGCATACCATTGGTCGTGTATGAGCTGCAATTCCGGTGACTTCGGCAACAAGTTGCCGCCTAATACTCCGGCTCGCGCATATGACGCGCGGAGTTCCTTCCACAGGAGCTTCTCGACCTGGCGCCACGTCGGGGCTGTTGTCAGCACGATGCTCGGCCTATGGGCGTACAGATACCACAGAACGATGTTACCAGCCAGAAATGTCTTGCCTGGACCATGACAAGAGCGAACCGCCGTCCTGGGATGCTCACTGACAGCGCGCACAATCTCGCGCTGCCTAGACCACAGCTCTACCCTGAACAGCTTCTCGATGGAGCCCACCGGATCGCGGCGCAGTCTACGACCTATGCCCTTATTCCTCGTCATCCTCATCATCCGCCAATAGTGCGTCCAGCAACGTGTGTATGGCATCGCTCTTCTTGTTCTCTGGATCCTTGCCTAGAAGCTCGAGCTTCTGTTTGATCTGCTGCCGCGTCTCCCCGGCCGTCACGGCCAGCAGATTCACCAGCGTTCCTGGAAGCCTACCCTGTCTGCGCACCACCGCGTCGGCCCATGCCTGTGCAGCCATGTGTAGCTCATAGTTCGTGCGGGCTAGTTCGTCGAGCATGTCGACCTCAGCAAGTTGCTCGTTGACAGCCTTCTTCATGAGCACTTGCGATTTCTCGTATTGTTCAAGCGCCTCTGCCCGCACATTGAAATGTTCGTTCATGTGTTTCCAGATGGACTGATGGCTGATGCGGTCGCCATGCACATCCTGAAGCCTCGATGACGCAGCCCTTGAGGAAAGACCTTCGCCGCTACACCATTGTTCAATGTCAACCCGATGGGGTGAGTTGCACACTCTGCAGCGAGAGTTATAACCTACGGGCACGACAATCACCCCGTTCATGTGTTCGCGTTCGTGTCGTTCGTGTTCGCCCCGTTCGTGTTCACGACACGGGGCCTGGGCGGGGTGGGAAGGAGGCAACCCCACCCCGGCGGCTCTGATGTGCCCCGTTGCCGCAGAAACAAAAAGCACTCGGATAACCCCGAGTCCCATTATGGTGGACGCGCCGGGAGTCGAACCCGGGTCCGCGACGATGCACTTCGGCCTTTCGCCACGCCGAAACCACATCGCGCCCACACACTCACTCTACAATGCCAATTCTAAACGGCACGCCCTTTTGGGCTGCATACTGAGCCGTGTCGAGCTCGACCCACTGCTCCCACATCGGGTCATCGTCCCACGCCCAACACTGACCGCGGGCACCGATAAGCTCAATAAGCACAGCACAACATAAACTGGCCGCATCAAATTTTGCACATGTGTCACACCCGTGCCAGGGCGCTGCCCGCGGCGACATGCCGACCGACGATGGCACGGGGCCAATCCAACCTCGGCGTCTCGCCACGCCATCACCCCCTGGCGCTCCAGCTGGCCGATCAAATCCTGTCTAATTTAAGCCGCCTATCAGGTGACAGGCTTGATCCACAAGACTTCAGTGCGTTTATCTCGGCTTCTTTTCCGATCCCGTCGAGCGCACAGGGTTGCATCGAACTCCACGCGTTTCCAGCCGCGATACCACTCGTCGTACTCGGGCGACGCGTAGCCAGAAAGAACAACGTGACCTTTGACGCTATTTAGCACCTCGGCCAACTCACGGTGTTCCTCAACCGTCATTTCGTGCTCGTAACCGACGCAGCCATTGCGGGTAGACAGTAGGTACGGTGGATCGCAATAGAACAGCGTCTCTGGCGTATCGTACTTCGCCACGACCTCCTGCCAAGGAAGGTTCTCAATCTGCACCTGACGGAAACGCTCGACCACCAATGGCAAAACCTTGTCAATTGTTGACAGCCATCTCGAAACCGTATTTGCCATACCGCGATTGCTTGCAGCAACAGCATAGCTCCATTGCCCTGGCGTCGCCCTCTGCCCCTTGCCGCTGAACGCCTGCCGATACCGCACGATCAGCCTCCGTGCCTTTTCCACATCGTCGAGCCCGT